AGTGGTGGCAGAAGTTGTCCCTGGTATGCATTCGGAATGAAACCGGCACAGATCAACGAAGCGGTAGCCGCTGTCGCTGAGAACGCCAAGGTAGGCATTTTGGACACTGACGCCGACCGCTTTGACGGAAACGTCAAGCGCGCGCTGCGTGAGTTCGACCAGATGCTGCTCGCCCGTGCATACGCCAGACGCCACCACGGCGCGCTGTTCAAAGCGCGCCGCAAGACATTCGGTTATGTCGCCCAAACTAGCGAGGGATTTGAATATTGGACGGATGACATATAGTTGTCCGGGTTTCCAGACACTGCGGCCTTGAATTTGGCCCGCAGTGCGTTCTTTTCCTACGCGTCGCTGCGCCTATAGGGTTTGATCCCGGCGCAAGCGTGGGCCGGCATGGGTCTCTATGGTGGGGACGATGGTTTCACAGCAGACCTGGATGCTGGAATTTTCCAATCGGTAGCCCGAGACTTTGGCATGAGCATGCAGTGCGTGTTCGTTCGCCGGGGTGAATTGGGTGTGAACTTCCTTGGCCGCTACTACAGCCCAGATGTGTTCACTGGTGACACTAATACCATGATCGACTTCGGTCGCATGATTGTTAAGTTGCACCTCACCGTTGACCCCCAGGCCGCACATCCAGCCCGCGCAGTGTTGAAACTGTGTGAGAAGCTGACCAGCCTCGCCTGCACCGACATGAATACCCCTGTCGTGCGAGAGCTGCTTGATGCTGCTACCAGGACTGGTCGTTGGAAACGCCCAACAGCTGAGGAACCCGCCTATGTTGTCAACACCTGTGCTCCTTGGATGGACATGGTGATTGATGAGGCGTGTGCCAAGCTTAGCCTCGACCGTGAAGGCCTTGTCGCGTGGCTAGTCCGCGTGAACACCATGACCCAGTTGCTGGAATGCCCTGGGTTTGGTGAGGTGGCAATTGTGCTGCCCAAGACGCCGGTCATCATGTCTGGAGAGATCGTCTTGCCTGCCGGAGCAACACTCGGCCCTGAGGATATCTTCAAACTTGGACGTAGTACACACATCCAGGCACATGAAAGCAGAGACAGCGCGAAGGCTGATGCTAAGGCTAATAGGTCCAAGCCGGATGACAAAGGGAAGAGCGAGGTAGATGCTTGTGAGCACCCCGTGACGGTCGACAAGAAGACCGACAAGCCCCATGTCTGTCCGTGCCAATGGACGGCACCTGGCCGTAAGAAGGAAGAGACTGATGATGAATACGCTAAGCGCCGCGCCGCGTGGGACACCAACCGCGCACGGGCAGCTAAGAACGTAGGCATCACTCTCTAACGGCCGGTGACCGGCATCTGGCAGTGAACAGCCTCAAAATCTCCCAGACCAACTGGGTAAACAAAGGATTGCCGCACCTGACATCCTGTGTTATTCCGGTCGCACCGGTCGCTGAAATTTCTAAACCTGAAGTTTGCCTAGCCGCTTATTTGAAACGATGAGCAATAACAACAACAATGGATCCAGTCGCAACGGTGGTCGCAAGCGCGGTCGCGGCGGCAATTCAACTTCTGCTGGTAGTGATCAGCCTCTACAAAAGAAGCAGAAGACCCAAGGCCAGAAGCGCCGCCAGCGCAAGCGCCGAGAGCAACGAGACGGCCGCGCCATGTCCAACCGTGGAGCAGAGCAGTCCTACGTGGCTACAGCGTATGCGACGGAGCAGGTCGGCCAAGCACCGAATGGCACCGCGAGCAGGGAGTCCTGCCGAGTGTGGCACCGGGAGGTCATTGGGAACGTGACGGGAAGCGTCGCG